CTTTGTCGCCAGCAGTCGCAGTGCCGAGATCACCAACAAGCGCAGACTGCTTTTCGCCAGTCGTGACACTCGCGCCAATCACCGCAACCTCGCGTGAACGCGGCTCATGCTCGAACAGATAGGCGGTAGCGCTAGCCTTATCACCAACGAAGCGCACAACGCCCTTGGGAAACTTGCACTTGCCACCGAGCATCACGATGGAATCGCTTTCAACCTCAACGACCAACCACTTTGCCGAGCTATCGAGGTAGCTGCTGCAACCCGAATCTCCTTGACCGTAGAGCCAGCCATGCAGGCCATTGCCGCACTCTTCGTTTTTGATCCAGTCCGGCGCGATAGCTTCTTCGCCAACACCGGGCCACACGAAACCGTTCTGACTCGACATGTCTTCGCGGCAGGTACGCAGGACCAGTGCCGTCTTTTTCTTTGCCATCGCTCTCTCCATCTGTTGTGTGGTGCGCTGATGGAGGTACTGTAGCAAAATGATTCAGTCGACGCAAGCAAAATGATTGATGCGCGGCCAAAAAAAAATCCCGCCGAAGCGGGACATTGCTGTGGTTGGTTGTTCTAGTAGGTGCTGCAGTTAGTGAAGACTCCTTGTTGGACGCACTGTGTAGTCGTCATGCTTGGCCCTGGATATGGTCGAGGTCCGGATTGCTGAAGCAATCCCATGCCAGCACTGAATATAGCCATTCTGTTGGCTTGATCTGCCGCCAGGGCGTTTGCGTAGTTGTTACAGCTGTCCCCGCGCTCGGCAACCATGCCAAGAGCAACGCGCTCCGTATCCCGGTTCCCCAATGGCCCCCCGGCGTATGCCCGCCGACACAACTCTAGTGAGGTCATTTCTTGCGCCTGTTCTCTTGTCAGAGCACAACCAGATACAGCGACTACTACTGCTACTACGAGTAGTGTTCTGTTAGGCACAATACATCCCCCCTCAATGTGTCTAATAACTCTCCTGCAACCGCGTAACAACCTAGCAGCGCCATGAAGGCTTGGGGCGCCTTTAGGTCCGGCATGTCGTACATGATGCGACCGTCTGGTAGTAGCTTGATCTCCACCGTTGCAGTTTGTCGCTGCACATTTTTTCGGTATGTCTCAAGCTTTATCACTTTTGCTCGTCTTGCTCCTCGTGGCACGTTCTACCCCCTGTTTCTGACTGGCAAGAACGACCTCCTCAGGTTTCCTTACTCTTGCGGAAGTACGCTCACCATCACTTCGCTCGCCCTCTTTTGTTATTGGACCTTCATGAGGGGCCGTGGCAACAATATTGCCACTGTAGGGAGTACTTACCGCGTTTACTTTTGCTAATACCTGATCTTTTTCCAACTCAAGATGTGCATACATCTCTTGGACCATAGCCAAGCATCGGGACAGATCAGAGTCGCTTAACGACTCAGCAATTTTGCGTAGTTCCTCCAGCTGCATAGCGCGCAGGGACTGGATCTTCGTTTCCTCGTGGGGAAGATCCATCCAACCCATTGGCTTACACCTTACCTGCTCGAATCGACGGGCGAGGTTGGGGCCAATGTTGCGCGTAGGGTTTTCTCCAATCAGCTGTCCCATCTGGGAATCAGACATTTTCATGTCGCGCGCAAGCTGCGCATTCGATCCCGCCTCTCGAGCGAGGCGTCGCGCGTTCTCTCTTCGGATGTCACTGGTCGTCTTCATGGCTGCGGAAGGTAGCAACCCGCAGCTTTTTGATATACGAGCATCGTGATTGACTTTACGTAGCATTTTGCTATAGTGTCCATCAAGCATCGATTTGGGACACAGCATGGACCTCAAAGCCTATTTCCAGGCCACCAAGCCGCAAGAGCGCGACGCTCTAGCCAAGGACTGCGACACGTCCGCCGACTATCTGTACCTCTGCGCGCGTGGCGACAGGCGACCTGGGCCAGTTCTCGCAAAGAAGCTTGTTGCGGCTGAGCCTCGGCTAACTCTTGCAGAGCTTCGCCCCGACCTTTGGTCAGATCAACCCGCATAACGATCTCCCCCTTTTGGCGTGCCCGTCGCACGCCTCTTTTTTAGTCGCCAGCCAACTGGGTAACCAAGTGGGTATTCAACTGGGTAGCGATTGATTGTCACTAATAAGAAGAGAGATGCGCCCATGACCCAGTTGGAGATTCGCATGTTCGCGCCGTTTGTTGAGGCGCACAGACTTCCGGATTCGGAAGTGGAAGCCATGACCTTTGAGCAGACAGTCGAGTATGCGCTCGCATCGGGCCTGAAACGGTTCGACCGGCGCACTCTGGCAAAGCTCGCAGGCATCCACTACCCGCACTTCGGGGATCTGATTTCCGGTCGCCGTCCTTTCCCGGCAACCAAATTGGCGCGCTTCTGCATGTTGTGCGGATGCGCATATCCGGAACAGTGGCTTGAGATTCGCAAGCGCCGTGACATCGAGGAATACAAGCGTGTCAGTGGCGAAGCGATCTACGAGTACTTGCAGCAGAGGGTGGCATGAGTGAGCAGTTTAAGGACTACGTGACCGGCGGCGCCTTCAATCTGTCGTTGTCGCGTCGTCAAACCGAAATGCTTTCCAACATGGATCAATTTGGTTGCAGCTGGGGCTATCTCAGCACCGGCAACTCACTGATCGCGAAGGGCCTGTGCGAACGCGTGACGGACGGCGAATTTGCCAAGTTCCAACTTACTGAAGCTGGAAAGCTGGTAATCCCGCTTCTCAAGCTGGCTGGCCTATACACGCATATGGACATCCCGGCAGCAGTCGAGTTGCCGCCCATTGAAATCCAGATCACGCGGAGGGGGCAATGAAACACAAAACCCAATACGACCGCATCTGCACCGCCCTGCGCATCAAGGCGATGACGACGATGGAGTTGATCGCAGCCGGTGGCACGGTCTGCCCGTGGAAGCGCCTCAAGGAAGCAGTGGACTACGGCTACCTGCGAGCCAACGAAAAGCTCGTAGAGGGCACAAAGCGCGTCAATGGCAAGACGCTTAAGACTTGGAAGATTGTGCGGGTGTGAGGACCGTTCGTGATCATTGAGCCTGACTTCGTTGACCACTGGAAGACGCGCATGTTGGTTGGTCTTCTTGGAGACGACGAACTCGCCCCTGTCTATCTGATCCGGCTTTGGTCGCATTGCCAGAACCGTAAGGCGTGGGTGTTCGAGAACATGCCCACCTTGGCTCTTAAGGGCGTGTGTCACTTCAAGGGCGATGCAGAGGCATTTGAACAGGCTTTAGTGACCTCCGGATTCATAGAACGGGATGGCGCATCTGTTCGTGTCATGGGCTGGGATGAGTACAACGCTTCTCTCATCGCCAACTGGGAAAACGGCAAAAAAGGTGGTCGTCCTCCCAAGCAAAAGAACCCAACAGAAACCCATGGGTTAACCAAAGAGAACCCAAACGGAACCCAAGAACAACCCGTGGGCAATCCGATAAGAGAAGAGAAGATAGGAGAAGAGAAGACATTAAACGTTAGTGGTTCATCAAAGGCAGAGGCGCGCGCTTCGCGCTTGCCCAACAACTGGGAAGCAACCGATGAACAGCTTTCGTTTTGTCGCAAAGAGCGTCCAGACCTAGATGCTTTCGTTGTCGCTTCTCGATTCCGGGACTACTGGGTTGCCGTTGCTGGCGCCAAGGGGCGAAAGCTGGATTGGGATGCGACGTGGCGTAACTGGGTGCGAAATGAAAAGTCCGTGCAGCCAAGAGCATCGCCCGGAAGTTATGCGCAGCAACGAGATCAACAACGCGACGAGACCATCGCAATCCTGACCGGCAGAAGGCCAAATGAACGCACCACTGACGCAATCGACGTTGAAGCAAGACCAATCGACTGATTGGCCGAGCGACGCAGTGCCGCAACGATGGGTGGATGATCTTTTCGCACGCATGTCCGGCATGTATGGCTCCAAGTTCGCCGACCTATGGCGCGGCGTGGATCTCAGTGTTGTTCGCAAGATGTGGGGCCAAGAACTGGCGAAGCTGACAAAGGACGAACTGAAATTCGGCGTTCACGCACTGATGGGGCGTCCTTTCCCCCCCACGCTTCCGGAATTCGTATCGCTCTGCAAGCCGCCGCTCAACTATGACGCGGCCCTGTACGAAGCAACCCAACAACTACGGCTGCGAGCCGAGGGGAAAGATCAGTGGAGCAATCCGGCGTTCTACTGGGCCGCGATCAAGATCGGCGAGTTCGACATGCTCAATACGGGCCATGCGGTGTTGATCAAGCGGTTCTCCGTTGCGCTGGATGATGTTTTGCGCGGCGACGTTGCGCCTGTCCCTCCGCGAGCCGTTGCTTTGCCCGCACCTGGGCGTGGTCGCGCGGCTCCGGAGGCGGTGCGTCAGGCCGTCGAAAAGGTGAAAGCGCTGAACCACGTTCCGGGCAATAAGGAATGGGCAAAACGCATTCTGGAAAAGAAGGACAAGGTGACGATCACCGTCCGCGATATGGCATTGCGCGCGCTTAGGGCGCCGGAGGAAGCATGAAAGAACTGCAGGATTTGCCGTATCGCGGCGCTTACCCGAGAAATTTTGACGTGAAGATCAAAAACTCAAGCGAAGGATGTTTCTCGATAAAAGTTCTTGGGCTGTCCAATCAACGGAACCCGGAAGAACTGCGTGCGGCGATAAGAGCGATTGAGGCGGCTAAGACGTTTTTGGAGATTGAAATGTTCCAACGATTTGGAGTCGGTGGTGAGCAAATCGAAGACACGCCGAACTAGGCGGCACCGGCGTCAGAACAAGCAAGTTCTGAAGTTTGGAAAGAAGGCCGCTCCGCGCCATCGCCTCAAGAAAGGCAGAACTGGTGGAGTGTTTACAAAATACCTGAAGTCCTTGAGGTCAAAGTGAAACCATGAGCCGCTTCGAAATGTCCGCCAGCAAGCCCGAAGAAATCCAGTTTGAGCTTCGGGCGACGCTGACGCTGAAAGAATGGTGTGAGATCCGCGATCAACTCAAGAGCGAAAAGTTTTATGGACCTACCCAATGGTTACGGGATGCAATCGCAAAGTCTGTGAGTTTGGCAAATGCTGAGTTTCGGCACTTCCCAGATGACGGGCAACAAACATGAGCAGCAGTCCCACCCAGCGAAGCAAAGCCCTACTGGAGTCGCAGGGCTACAAGGTCTGGATCGTTGAGCATTGGAATAGCTTCGCGCGAATCAGGGTGGATATGTGGGGCTTCCTTGATTTGGTAGCAATCAAGCCCGGCGAAACAGTAGGCGTGCAGACAACAAGCTATTCAAACCTGTCCGCCCGGATCAGGAAGATAGCAGAGCACGAGAACGTAGGAGCAGTGAGAGAGGCCGGTTGGCGAATTCTCTGCCATGGGTGGAAGAAGAACGCTAAGGGCCGGTGGGAGTGTGTGGTTAGGGATGTTAGCTAGGAGGAAGACATGGAATTCGCAGCTCAAGAAATGCCCCGTTACCGTTGCCATAAAGAAGTGTGGGCTTTGAAGATCAAGGCCATTGAGCAACCCGAGGAATTCAAGACCGCTTATCCGCATGGATATTGGCTCATCGTTCCCGAAGATGAGGGCTATGGGCCAATCGAGGTGCCCCACGATTACATGCTTAAACACCATGCGCGGGTGGGCGGTTACTACGTTGTCTACAAGGACGGCTATGCGTCGTATTCGCCTGCAGAAGCTTTTGAAGACGGATACACGCGAATTTAGGGGGCTTTATGTCTACCACTTGGTGCACGCGATGCGGCGGCTACGGCCACTCACAATCCAACTGCCCATGGATTCGCCACGTTAGGTTGGCTGGGAGGTAATCATGCGAGCGTTTGCACAACATCTAACGCAAGCCCGAGAAGAGCGCGGGATGAGCCAACGAGAGCTGGCGAGGCGTGTCGGCGTGAATTCGGAAACCATCTCGCGGTACGAGCGCGGCCTCAAGGAGCCGATGCTGAAAAGCCTAGTCGCGCTGGCTCAGGAGTTGGATTGCTCGATTGATTTCTTGGTGGGGCTGGAGGAGGCATGAACTTGCGTCATTGGATCAATCGTTTTTCGTGGCTCAAGTTGTTGTACAGCGATATGGCTATCACGCATACACCGCCGCCCGAACCGCCCGAGGCCGGAAAGAAGCGTCGGCATGGGTGGGTGAGCATCTGGAAGGCGCACCCAACTACGCCGCCACGCGTGAATGGCTTTGTTCATAAATCCGAATGGGAGGCCAAAGAGGTCGCTCGGCTACATGGGCAAGACCTGTTGGCTACGGTCAAGGTGGAGTGGGAGGAGTGATGGCTACCTACGAGCAAGCCCCAATCACGGATGCGAAAAAGCATGCCGCCCAGCAAGCGGTGGATATGCACGCAGGCAATGAGCAGCAGCCGGTGCCAGTCGAGCAACCTACCGAGCAGATCGACTGGGAAAAGCATCGCCAATTCATGCGGGGGCTGGGGTGAGCAAGATCCGCAAGTCGGCCAGAAACGAGGACTGCCAAGTACGCATTCCTGGCATCTGCACGTTCGATAGCACAACGACGATCTGGTCCCACTATCGCGGGGAAGCCGGTGGCAAAGGCATGAGTCTCAAGTCGGATGACTTGTGCGGCGCCTACGCATGCACCGCTTGTGATGCCGTGTATGACGGCCAGCTTAAGGCGCCTCCCGGCATGACTCGCGAGCAGATCGAAAACGACTGGCTTACCGGCCATATCCGCTCGATGCGCATCCTGTTGCGCAAGGGCTTGATCAAGGCATAGGTGGAGAAATGGCAATTTCTGAATCGACTATCCGCGACATTTGTGACTTCATGCGGCCGGGCTCACAGGCGATGTGCGATGAGGTGGCAAGCGCTATTGGTAAGGCCCGCGTTACCACTCGGGAAGCACTGGGGATCATGGTCAAGCGCGGCTTGGTCACCAAAAAGAAAAGCAAGTGCAAGAAGTTTGGCGGCATCTCTGTTACTTACACGCGCACTGATGAGCGTTACTACGCGCCGGAAAGTAAAACAGCTTCATACGATTTCACAGAGCTACTGAACGCTTGGAAGGTGCGCGCAGCCACGACATGGCACGGCATCTCGCATATGCACGAATGCTCAGATGAGCCTTTGGGCTTCGGGGAATTCGCTGACGGTACGTGTCTATAAGGGAGGGTAGATGACAGATCAGGAACTTCGGGCATTCTGCGGAGACTGGGCGTACTGGTGCTATTCCAAGCGATATTTCGCCCCGCCCGTGCCCCCTAACATCTTGGCGCGCTTCCAGAAAAGCCGATCAGTGCCACGAGAGCCTGATGGACCCCTGAGCGCAGACATGGCTTACTTCAACATGGCTATTCACGGACTGGCCGAGCAGGAACCAGACGACGCCATTTGCTTCACCCTCTTCTACTTCTACCGCTTTCGCCCAATTAAGGTGCTGGCGGCGGAATTGAAGATCGGACATCGCACCTTCTATGACAGGATGGACAGGTTTGCTCGCCGCGCCCAAAAGCTGGCTGCTACGATCAAGCGTGTTCACCTTGCCAACGCGGAAGAGATGCGGGAATTGGTTGACACGGATTAATGCGGAAAAATCCGCACAATTTAGGTCCGCACAAAACAGGGCTTTATACTAGACTTTCTGCAATGCTGTAATTCGTGTGCCCGCCTTGAGCGGGCTTTTTCTTTGGGGTTTCGGATGGCGACACGGAAGCAAAAAGAGGCTGATACCGTGGCCCATTGCGGCAATTGCCGTTACTTCAAAGAAGAAAAAGAAGGTTACGAGACATGCCGACGCAATCCGCCCCAAGTCATGATTGACGAAGAAGGCAATACGTCGAGCGTGTTCCCGCCCATCATTGCGGCTGAGTGGTGCGGCTGCTGGGCTCCCAAGCTGAACGCCTGATGGCCTCGTTACGCGACTTTGCGACGCCCAGAGAGCTTGAATATCTGGATGCCGTTGAGAAGCACGGCAGCGAGCGCAAGGCAGCCGAAGCGCTGGGCCTGTCGCGCGGCACGATCAGCACAGCGGTAAAGCGGATCAAGGAAAAGGCGGCGCGGCGCGGGTACAGCCCGGAGCATAGTTGGACGCGGCCAGTGCCTGAAGGCCACCGGGCGCGTGGTGTTTCGACGCTGTTTGACCTGGATGGCAACCCCATCATGCAGTGGGTCAAGAGCGAGATAGACCATAAGCGCCAGGCCGAGATGATGCGGGCGGCCGCTGATGCGATGGCAGAAGAACTGCCTCGCGTTAAGCCGGTAGCTTTCTCTGGCAAAACGGATGCTTCGCTCTGCAACCTGATTGTTTTTACCGACTACCACCTCGGCATGCTGGCTTGGCACAAGGAGGGTGGCGCGGACTGGGATCTCAAGATCGCCGAACAGATGTTGTTGGCGGCGTTCCTGCATTTGGTAGAGGCATCGCCCAAGGCCGGGAAATGCGTGTTAGCTCTGCAGGGTGATTTTCTGCATACGGATGGGCTAAAGCCACTGACGCCAGAGCACCATCACGTACTTGACGCTGATGGGCGGTTCTCCAAGATCATTGAGGCCGCTATCCGCGTTGTGCGCCAGCTGATTGGGTATGCGCTTGAGAAACATCGGGAAGTGCATCTTTTGATCTGCGAGGGGAACCACGATGAAACGGGCTCCCTGTGGATGCGGAAGATGTTTGCCGCTCTGTACGAAAAAGAGCCGCGCCTGACGGTCAACGCATCTGAACTGCCGTACTACGTGGTTCAGCACGGTGAGGTGATGCTGGCCTTCCACCACGGCCACAAGGTCAAGAACGAGCAGCTTCCTGGCTTGTTCGCGGCGCAGTTTGCCTGGATGTGGGGCCAGACGACGAAACGCTATTGCCACACTGGGCACCGGCACCACGTGGATGAAAAGGAATATGCCGGGATGACGGTGACGCAGCATCCGACACTGGCCGCACGAGACGCATACGCAGCTCGCGGCGGCTGGATTTCGGAGCGCGCAGCACAGTCAATCACGTATCACGAGAAATACGGGCAAGTCGCAAGAAACATCGTGACGCCCGAGATGTTGAGCCCAATCCGGTAGCCAGATCCGCCAGCATTGCCTTTACGGCGCATACAACGCGCTGGGCCTGGGTCTGGCTCCCAGATTGGGACCTTCACACATGCGTCATGGGCTTCCTCCCGTCTACAGCAACAGCCGGGAACTGGGGCTTGGTCTTGTTGCTGGGGCCACCGCACTATGCGCGGGGCATGACGCAGTTGTGAGGGCCGTCCATTGCCGTATCGGCAGGTGGTAAAAAGACTCGGCCGAGTATGGCCCTCAACCATTAAGCATCACTTAAAAGTTCCAAGCGTCTCCTCCAAGGTTGGCTATCCAACCACTCGCGCCCCACTGGCATGTGTCAGTGGGGCGCTTCTTTTTGGGGCTAACCATGAAGTTGACCACTAAGGCGCGCAAGGCGCTGCCGAAGACTGAATTTGCTGGCCCGGGCCGTTCTTACCCGGTTCCCGATGCAAGCCATGCTGCCAACGCGAAAGCTCGAGCAAGTCAGGCCGTGAACGAAGGCCGCATGTCGAAAGGCCAGGAGGCAAAGATCGACGCCAAGGCCAACAAGGTACTGAACCGCGAGCACGGCAAAGCTGGCCCGCGTGAGGTGCAACACCCGCAATCGCACGCTGAGTTTGAAAAGCTCGGCAAGTAATCAACGCTTAACTTGGAGCGCTACCCGTAAGGGCGCGGCTGAGAGTTATGAAACTGTATTTCGTACCCAAAGAACACGAAGAAGTAATGCGGGATCTGATAGTCCGCATGCATCAAGGCGGTAGCCCCAAGCCTGGGCAAATGATCTTGGTAGAGCCGCATGAGATGAAAGCCCTGTTGGCATCTCACATGATCGAGACGCCAGATCAGGCCGATATTCCTGAAAGCCATCTGAACTAGAGGTCTATAGATGGCAAAAGGAATAAAGACGGGCGGTCGCCAAGCGGGGACGCCGAACAAGGTAACGCGCGAGTTTCGGGAGACGGTGCGCAACCTGCTCGAACTGAACGCGGACAACATGACCTTGTGGCTTCAGCAAGTGGCTGAGGGACACAACGATGTCCGCCCAGCTCCGGATAAGGCGCTTGACCTGTTAGCAAAGCTAGCCGAGTTTGCGGCGCCCAAGCTGTCTCGCACTGAGTTGACTGGCGAGGACGGCGGCCCGGTCAAGACCGTCACTGAATTCGTTTTGGCTCCGTTCGTAGCCGAGGATGACCAAGCTACGAATTGAGATGCCCGCAAAGCTGATCCCTGTATTTCAGGGGCCAGCAGACGTTAGGGGGGCATACGGCGGACGGGGAAGTGCTAAGACGCGCTCATTCGCCACGATGCTTGCGGTTGTGGGCATGCGGTACGGTCAGGCTGGCGTGTCTGGCCTGTTGGTCTGCGGTCGGCAGTACATGAATTCGCTGGCTGATTCATCGCTGGATGAGTGCAAGCGGGCCATTGAGAGTGAGCCTGTTCTAGCCAAGTACTACGAGGTCGGAGAAACCTACATCCGGTCGCGCGATGGGCGCATTGCATTTGCGTTCGTCGGGCTAGATAAGTCGGTTCAATCCATCAAGTCCAAGGCGCGCATTCTTGTGTTGTGGGTGGATGAAGCGGAACCGGTAACGGATGAGGCTTGGAAGATCGTCATCCCGACCCTTCGAGAAGAAGGCGGCGACGGCAAAGACGCCTGGAACGCAGAACTGTGGGTGACGTGGAACCCGGCGCGCAAGACGGCTCCGGTTGAGCGCTTCCGCAGCAGGAACGATCCGCTCATCAAGGTTGTTCAACTGAACTGGCGCGACAACCTGCGCTTTCCGGCCAAGCTAGAGCGTGAGCGCCAACGGGATCTGAAAGAGCGTCCCGAGCAGTACAACCACATTTGGGAAGGCGATTACGTCACGGCGCTGGCTGGTGCGTACTACGCCAAGCATCTGCAGGAAGCGAAGGAACAAGGCCGCATCGGCTTCTTCCCTGCTGACCCGATGATGACTATCCGCTTGATGTGCGACATCGGCGGGACGGGCGCAAAGGCGGATGCATTCGCCATCTGGGCCATGCAATTCATCGGTCGCGAGATCCGCGTAGTGAACTACTACGAGGCTGTTGGGCAGCCGCTAGACGCGCACTTGGCGTGGTGTAGGTCGCAAGGCTACGAGCCCAGCAAGGCGCAATTCTGGCTGCCTCACGACGGCTCTACGCAGGACAAAGTATTCGACGTTTCGTATGAATCAGCACTCAAGAAAGCGGACTATTCAGTCACGGTCGTCCCAAATCAAGGGCGAGGCGCGGCAATGGCTCGAGTCGAGCGTGCGCGTGTTCTGTTTCCTCAGGTCCGTTTCCATGAGCAAACAACTGAAGCTGGCCGTGCTGCACTGGGGTGGTATCACGAGAAGCGCGATCAAGAGCGTGGCATCGGCCTTGGTCCTGAACACGATTGGTCAAGCCACGGCGCGGATGCGTTCGGCCTGGGCTGCGTTGTGTGGCAAGAGCCGCAGGAAATGAAACCGCTGGTTTATCCAAAGATTGGGATTGTCTGATGAGCATTGCACTTGCAGTTGTCGTGGAGGCGCTAGAAAAGCGCGTCAGCGATCTAGAGCGGGCGCTCGAGCAAGAAAAGGCAGCACGCATTGCGCTCGAGCAATCTGCTGCTCGCAAGCCCGGCCCGAAGCCGAAGGAAAGCAATGGCTGAGAACGCAAAACGCCAACAGATGACAGACAGCGAACTGCTGGCGCTGATCGGCCAGTATGAGCGCGCAAGTCTCGGCTCTAGCGTGTCTGTTGGCCCGTCTGTCGGCGGCAGCGTGAAGCCCGCTAGTCAGGGTATGACCACACTGGAGATCGACCGCTACAACGCTCTTAACGCCTACTTCGGCCGTCCGCTGGGCAACGAGGTTGAGGATCGATCGCAAATCGTGCTGCCCGAGCTGCGGGACACCGTTGAATGGATCATGCCGACCCTGATGCGCATGTTCGTCGGCTCCGGCAAGCCCGTGCAGTTCGATCCTGAGGCCCCTGGCGACGAAGAGCAGGCCGAGCAAGAAACGGAAGTCGTGAACTGGGTGTTCATGAAGCAAAACCCGGGCTTCTTCATCCTGCATGACTTCTTCAAAGACGCACTGCTTCTTCGCAACGGTTACGTCACGTCGTATTGGGTCAAGGAAAAGAAAAGCAGCGTTGAGACTTACACGGGTCTGAATGAGCAGGAAGTGACGATGCTCCTGCAGACCGACGATGAGATAGAGATTCTCGGTCAGAGCGAGCGCACGGACATTCTTGAGACGCCAGCTGGCCCGCAGCCTTACCAGTGCTTCGACATCAAGATCCGCCGCACGACCGAAAAAGGCCGTGTCCGGGTGGAGTGTGTGCCGCCAGAGGAAATGCGCGTATCGCCTCAGGCTCGTCACGGGCTGGACGAATCGCCCTTCACGCAGCACATGTGCCAGAAGTCGCGCAGTGATGCGAAGGAAGAGGGCTTTGATCCGGCCAAGGTAGATGCAATCACTGTCGCGCGCCCTGCTTGGCTCGATCTGATCGCCTTGGCGCGTAACGAGGTAACGGATGAACTGTCGGAAGAGAATCCGACCGATCCGGCCAGCCAATTGATCGACATCCGCACGAATTACCTGCGGGTGGACTATGACGGCGATGGGATTGCCGAATTCCGCCGCGTTGTTGTGGGCGGCGATCAGATCTTGAGCAACGAGGAGATCGAGGAAAGTTCGTTCTCCTACTGCTCCCCAATCCGCATGCCGCATCGCCATGTGGGCATCAGCTATTACGACCTGCTGAATGATTTGCAGGTCATTAAGACGACGCTGTTCCGCCAAGCGCTGGACAACATCTACATCTCGAACAACCAGCGCGTTGCTGTCAACTGGCGCCAGGTGAACGTCCAAGACCTGCTTGTGTCCCGTCCTGGTGGGCTGATCCGAGTGGATGGGCCTGTTGCCGACAACATCATGCCATTCCAGCAGCCGTCGAACCTAATGGCGCAGATCCTGCCCGCCATGGAGTACTGCGACCTGCAGCGCGAGATGCGCACAGGCATCGGCAAGGACACGATGGGCGTTGATGCTGATGCACTACAAGACGTGACGAAGGGCGGTCAGCTTGCGGCTATGTCGGCTGCTGCGGCCAAGGTGGAATTGGTTGCTCGATTGCTGGCCGAAGGCGTCAAAGACATCTTCCAGAAGATCCACAACCTGCTGCGCCGTCACCATGATCATGAACTGACGATCATGCTGACGAACAAGCAATGGCTGACCGCGAATCCCGCAGATTGGAAGGAGCGCACCGAACTGGCGATCAATGTCGGCTTGGGCTCAGGCAATCGAGAGGAAGCGCGTGCGAATGTGATGCTGCTCGGCCAAGCGCAGAAGGAATTGGCCGCGTTCGGCATGGTGGGCCCCAAACAAGCGTATGCGACTTTTAAGCGCGTTACACACCTGCTTGGCTTTGAGAATCCATCGGAGTTCGCCATGGATCCGGATTCTCCCGAGTTCCAACAGATGCAGCAGCGCAAGGCTCAACAGCCGCCCGATCCGCATGTGCAGGCTGCCCAGATCAAGGCGCAGGCAGATCAACAGATCGCCGGGATGCGTCTGCAGACAGAGCAGACCAAGGCACAGAGCGAACAAGCACGCGCCCAAGTGGAGCTGGCCCACGGCGCCCAGCAAGCGCAGGCAGATCACGAAGCGCAGATGGCGCAAATCCAGTCGCAAGAGTGGCAAACCGCGCTCAAGGTCATTGGGCAGATCGTTGCATCGCAGCTTAAGCAGAATGCAGCCGCAGATGCTGGGAAGATGATCAATCAAGACATGTCGGAGGTGCAGCGTGGCTTTTAATCCCTTAGAACTGTTCCTTGCGCTCATGGTTGGGCACGCAATCGCCGATTACCCATTGCAAGGCGATTTTCTTGCCCGTGCCAAGAATCATCGGGCGCCAGTTGCTGGCGTACCTTGGTATCAGGCACTGACTGCTCATTCTCTAATTCATGCTGGTGTTGTTTGGTTGATCACCGGAAATATCTTTTGTGCTTTTGCCGAGTTCTTCATGCATTCGTTCATCGACTGGATGAAATGCGAAGGTGAGATCGGCTTTAACACAGATCAAGCAATGCATGCGTTTTGCAAGGCAACTTATGCGGCTTTCCTATATCTGATGGTCGCGGGAGGGCTGATCCATGGCGCCTGAAGAAGAAGTCATTCGTGGCGGGGATGCCGCCCAGGTGCTGGATGCCCCGATCTTCGTGGAAGCTAAGAAGGCCATAGAGGAAGGCATCCGCCGTCAGATGGCTGCTGTCCCCATGTCGGATCAGATGATGCATTCGCGGCTGATCCTGGCACTGCAAATGTGGGACACGCTGGAGAAGTATCTGGAAAACATCCGGCAGACCGGCCAGATCGCACAGTTCCAGATCAATCAGCAAGAAGAGCAGAAGAAGCGGTTCGCGCTCTTCAGCCGATAGCAACACCAGTTTCACCAACAAGCCACCTTCGGGTGGCTTTTTTTATTGAGGCGAGCACATGAGCGATGTGGAAGCGACCACCCACCCGGGCGCCGCAGCCGATACCGAAAGCCAGTTTCAGAGCTTTTGGGATGCTGGCGCGTTTGATTCGACAGATGAGCCGCCCCGCGAGGATGCGCAGGCTGCTCAGCCTACTGATGAAGCGCCTCCTGCTGATGACGCTCGCGTGGGTGACGATCCGCCTGCTGACGACGCTGCAAAGAGTGCTGAAGCAACAGAAGAGGAAGCGCCGCAGGCCCAGAGCCTAGACGAACTGCTGGCTTCTCTGAAGGTCGACCCGCAATCGGCCCGAGCGCTCAATGTTCCGGTGAAGATTGACGGTGTTGAAAAGCTCGTCCCGCTGCAAGACGTGCTCAAGAGCTATCAGCTTGAGGGCCATGTCAACAACAAGAGCATCGAACTGAGCAACCAGAAGGTGCAGTTCGAGCAAGAGCGCGAAGGCTGGCGCCAAGCCACGCAACAAGCGCTGCAGCAACACCAGCAGATGGGCCAGTTGGCGCTCCAGATGCTGAATCAAGACTTCGCGCAAGTCGATTGGAATGCGCTGCGCACGCAGAACCCAGGCGAGTTTGCGGCCCTGCAAGCCGAGTACGCAAATCGACAGCAACAGATTCAAGGCTTCCTGCAAAACGTGCAAGCACAACAAGCACAGGAAGCCCAGCATCAGCAGCAATTGCTTCAACAGGCGATTGCTCAAGAACGTGAGCGCCTTATTCAGGCCGTGCCCGAGTGGCAAGACCAAAAGGCGTTCACGGAAGACCAGGGAAAGATGGTGAATTACGCCCGCAGCCTTGGGTTTAAGGACGCCGAGCTTAACCAGATCTACGACCACCGCTATATGCGAATTCTGCATGATGCGGCGCGTTATCAGGAACTCCAAGCGGCAAAACCACAAGCGCTGAAGCAGGTTCGGCAAGCGCCAGCAATGGCGAAACCGGGATCTCGGACGGATACCAACCCCGCAGCGGCGAAGCGTCAACAAGTGATGGATCGCCTCAACCGAAATCCGCGCGATGCGGACGCCCAAGCAGCGGCGTTCGAACTGTTCGCGAACCAGTAAGGAGCTTTAAATGTCTGTTCCGTCAAATACCCTTCAGACCTACACCCAGACCAACATCCGGGAAGATCTGTCGAACCTGATTTTCAACGTCGATCCGTTCAAGACGCCGATCCTGAACATGACGAAGAAAAACAAGGCCACGCAGGGCAACCACGAATGGGATACCGATTCGCTGGCCGCTCAAAACCTGAGCAACGCCGCCGTTGAAGGTGACGATCCCACGTCGCAATCTCTGACCCCGACTGCGCGTATGGGCAACTATGTCCAAACGTCCACGAAGGTTGTGCAAATCTCTGGCAAGTCGCAAGCCGTTGTCGCCGCTGGCGGTTCCAACAAGATGGGCTATCAGCTCATGAAGAAGTCGAAGGAACTGAAGCGCGACATGGAAGGCATTCTGTCCAACAACCAAGCCAAGGCCGCCGGTAACTCGACCACGGCATCGAAGCTTGGCGGCCTGCCATGCTGGCTTGCGACGAACACCGTGTTTCAGACGGGCGGCACTCCGTCAGGCGCTAACCCGGCGCTCGCTTCGAACGGCTGGACGGATGGATCGGCAACGCGCACGGACAACAGTGCACTCGCAGCCCTGACCGAAACGATGGTGAAGTCGGTTCTGCAGAAGATCTACTCGGCATCGGGCGAATCGCCGGAGTACGCGATTGTTTCGCCGGTCAACAAGCAGATCATTTCTGGCTTTGCTGGCCCGGGCACTCGTTTCATCGAAGTGGAAGACAAGACGCTGAAGACCGCTGTTGATGTCTACCAATCGGACTTCGGCGAAGTGAAGATTGTGCCGGACATCTTCCTGGCCCGTTCGAAGGACTGCTTCTTCATCAACCCGAACTACCTGCGCGTGGCATACCTGCGCCCCTTCCAGACTATGCCGCTGGCCAAAACCGGCGACAGCGACAAGAAGATGCTGCTGGTGGACTACACGCTCGAAATGTCGAACGAAAAAGCCCACGGCGGCATTTTCGATACGACGGGTTAATCGGTAGATTTTCTCCTGGCAATCCTTGGGGCGCCTTCGGGCGCCCTTTTTATTTGGAGAGTCCTGATGGCTCATTGGGTACCGATTTCTCCCGTTCGTCCTATTTCGGGCACGGGACAAAACCTAACGGTTGGCGCTTCTTCTGCTTCGTCTGCGGCTTTTGGCACAAACACGTTTGCTGTTTACGTTTCGACAACTGGCAACTGCCATTTGCGCATCGGGACCGGCACCGTCACTGCTGTAGCCACTGATCTGCTTGTCAAGGCGTCTGATCCGCCTCTTCTCTTGAAAGTCGCGCCCGGCGAAAAGGTCGCAGTGATTCAGGACGGCGCATCGACCGGCACCTGCAACGTCATCGAAGTTACGCACTGATCATGGCAAACATCACTGTTCACGAAGAAGACGACAAGGTTCACGTCAAGTATTCGGAAGACGTGGAATCGCTTCTCAAGTACACGCACGAGAAGCGCGCGGCTGAGGGCGCCTTTGAGCGCATGGGCGAATTCAAGCACGTCATGCGTGTGCCGGAAACGGTGATGCTCGACATCAAGATCAAGTACGGCTGGGATTACATGGACCCCGATCATTGGCCATTTGTCAAAAAGATCCTGACCGGCCCTGAATACGCCATGTTCCGAACCACCAACCGGAAGATCTGACATGCAAAAGTACGTGAACAGCGTAGCAAGCCTAACTGGCGCACCTGTTGGCGGCGCATCCGTGCAGGTCAACAATTATCCGAGCGGAACGGCGGCAACGATCTATTCGGACAACGGCGTGACTCAGGCGGCAAATCCGCTGACAACTGATGCGGTCAACGGCAGCTTTGCTTTCTACGCGGCAGATGGGCGTTATCAGCTCGTAATAAGCGGCGCCAACATCCAGACACAGACGGTCAACGACATTCTGCTTGTAGATCACCTGCCAGCAGATCTCCCGACTTCCCTTCCCGCTTCTTCCGGCCAAGCCTGGAACAACGGCGGCGTCATCTCCGTTTCCTGACATGCTCAAAAGAATTCTTCTCGGCATCTTGCTGATGCCGATGCTGGCGCTTGCCCAAAGCTACCCAAGTCCTACGTTTAACAACCTGACCGTCAACGGTACATTCACGGCAACTGGGAAGGTTGGGCTTAGTTCGCTTGCTGCGCAGGCGGCTAACACAGCGGTGGCTAACGTAACTGGTTCGTCTGCTACTCCTGCGGCGGTTGCGCTTCCAAGTTGCAGCGTGGCTAACGGCGCTTTGCAGTACACGAGCGGAACGGGGTTTTCGTGCGGCACCTCATTTGCGCTCACATCTGGAAACCTTGGCCAATTCGCACCCACTACCTCCGCGCAATTGGCTGCGGTGATCTCTGACGAAACTGGCTCAGGGGCTGTTGTATTCGCGACCAGCCCAACGATTAGCGGCGCAACGATTTCTGGCGGAACCATAAACAACACGCCAGTGGGGGCAACCACGCCGAACACTGGCGCCTTTACGACGCTATCAGCGACTAGCACTGTAAGCGGAGCAGGTTTCAGCACCTATCTGGCATCGCCTCCCGCAATTGGCAGCACGGCTGCTAATAGCGGGGCATTCACGACTATTTCAGCTAGCGGCGCCATCACGCCATCGCAAACGTCCGGAATTGTCGGAACCACGACAAACAATAATGCAAACGCCGGTTCGCTAGGCGAATACATTTGCGCACAAGTAACAAACGGCGGCTCTCCTACGGGTTGCTCAACAAACAGTAGCACGCCTGTATCGCTCACCAGCAACACTCCCGCAAACATCACTAGTGTGAGTTTGACAGCCGGGGACTGGCAGTGCACTGGTGTGGCGCAGTTTTTCCCAGCTGGATCCACTGTAACAACGCAAGCCACTGCAGGTATTAGCAGTACGAGCGCAACGCTGCCAACCGCAAACGCCCAAACAGCAAACTCCAATCCCCCTAGTACAGCTGGGATCGGCATTCAGTTTGTAGTGCCGCCAGTAAGGCAGTTGCTTTCCGCAACAACAACTGTCTATCTAGTCTCGAACTCGGTATTCAGCACTTCTACGGAAACTGGAGGCGGACGTATTGATTGCCGCCGCATGAGGTGAGAAATGGCTACATACGCTTCAGCTTCTGCCACGGTGGTAAAGGCAACCTCCTATGGCAATACCACGGCAGGACCCCTGTCGATCCCTGGGCTGCAAGTTGGGGATGTGCTCATCAAAGTGATGCCGAACGGATTTGACGGTGGATTTGAAAATGTTGTTTCTGTAGCGGATCAAATTCAACAGCTTACTGCCCTTGATTGGTCGCCGGTGAATCTTGAGTTCATTCTGATTCGGGGCGTATGAGATGACAATTTTTGTCCCAGCATTAGGGTCAGGAACCCCTACTGGTGTAGCCGGTGTCTACGACTACAACTCCCTGAAGCAAGCTGTACAAGATTGGTTTGCTCGTTCTGATCTTGGTAATTGGATTGATTACTTTATCCAGATTGCCGAAGCCGACATCTATCGCGACATCTTTTCCGTGAACCAGGGGAAAGGGGTGCGCCCGATAGAGGCGCCCCTGAGTGTGACAATCAGCAACGGCGTTGCAGTCGTTCCATCTGACTATCTGGGCATCAAGATTGCCCTTGTTTCTCTAAACGGGCAGACATTTGAGATTGAGCGCCGGACTCCGGAATTCATTTACACGCAATTCCCCCAGCAGTCGGCAGGCGGAACGCCGCAATACATGGCTCGGCTTGGTCAGAACTTCGTATTTGGCCCATACCCAGACTCGAACTACACGATCACCGGCGTCTATTGGCAAAAATCTGCACAGTTGACGAGCGTCAATAGCACAACCTGGATGACGAACACGATCCCGACTATTTTTCTGGCTGCCGTCAATCGTGCTGCTGCTCGATTCAACAAGGATGAAGAGGCTTACGGCGTATGGGACAACCTCTACACACAACAATTACAGAGTTTCATTCTTGCCGATAAGGCCGAAGAGCTGTCTGGTTCGTCTCTCGCAATGGTGGCCGCCTGATGCAACTTCCAATTGCAGATTATGCGCCGGATCTTCCGCCGAATAACGCAAGCGGAGCGTCTGCGAACATCGTGAACCTATTCCCAAAGACCAAAGAGTCATGGGGGCCGGTGGGAACGCTTTCGCCGTACAGCGGAAATGGGCTGACTAGCCAGTGTTTGGGAGCCATCGTGGCAATCGACTCCGGCGCTAACAACTATGTTTTTGCTGGGGACCAAAATAACCTGTATGAGTTGGCACCCGGTAACGCAAACTTTACGACACTGAACACTGGCCTAGCTTTGCCATCTGGCGAGCGCTGGGCTTTTACGCAATATGGTCAGCGCGTGATTGGGGCGGGATTTGGCGTAAATCTCAAATCCTTCACGCTTAACTCTAGCTCACAGTTCACTGATCTTGCCGCAAGTGCGCCGCAGGCTAGATACATCACCACAATCAAAGATTGGGTGATGGTGGCAAACACTTTTGACTCCACGAACGGAGCGCAGCCGCAGCGTGTGCAGTGGTGCGCAATTGATGACCCCACGAATTGGCCCGCACAAGGCAGCGTAACGGAGGCGCAGCTACTGGCCGGGTCCCAGATTCTTCCGGGCGATCAGGGATGGATTCAGGGCATCGTCGGCAACCTTGGCACCGCTGATGGCGCGGTTTTCTTCGAGCGCGGCATTTTTCGTGTGGTGTTTCAGGGTTCGCCTACGGTCTTCGGTTTCTACCCTGCTGAAGGCTCACGCGGCACACCCGCCCCCAAGAGCATCACGCAACTCGGCGCCTTGGTGTACTACTTGGGCGAAGACGGCTTCTATGCGTTTGATGGATCTACCTCAACGCCAATTGGTGTTGATCGGGTGGATAAGACGTTTTGGGCAAATGTGAACACATCCTATTTGGCTAACGTGGTCGGGGCAGTGGATCCGATCAATCGTCTTGTGATGTGGCTCTATCCGTCCAATTCGGCATCAGGCGGCATCCCTGATTCTTTGTTGGTTTTCAACTGGGCACTGAACAAATGGGGCTTTGCGCAGGTGAATGCAGAATACATTTTTCGGGCCATTACACAGGGCTACTCACTGGATTCTCTCAATAGTTACGCTGGTGGAATCTACAACCTAGATACGCTGCCTTTCTCGCTAGATTCTCGTGTATGGACTGGAGGCCAAGTTTTGATGGGGGCATTCACTCCATCGCATAAGCTGGCCTATTTCACGGGCTCTCCAGCGAATGCAACGGCAGACACAGTGGAGCTAGAACCGTTCGGCAACAAGGGTAACCGCGCTTTCCTGACAAGTACGCGCCCGATGATTGACGGCGGCACACCAAGCATTCAAATCGGCACACGAAATCGTCTAGTGGACAAGGTTGTGTTTGGCGCTGCCAGCGTAATTGATGACAACGGGGAATGCCCTGTTCGTGCAGACGGTCGGTATTTGCGTGCTCGAATCCAGACAAGCGGCTCATTCAACCATCTTCAGGGCATCGAGATCCCGGAAGACTGCATTCATGAGTCGGGGCGTCGATGACAGCCGTACAAAAAGGCTATCAGGGCGTCCAAGAAGTCATCGCTGACGAGAAAGAACATCGGCGCCAGATCGCTCGCCTTGCTAACAGTCTATTACAGGGCAAGACGAACAACGTAATCCAAGTGACGCTGAACCCCAGTGCCACCACAACCATCATCACTGACAAGCGCATCGGCGCAAACACGGGGATTTTCTTGTCTCCCCTATCTGCCAATGCTGCGGCGGCAATTGGTGGCTTGTATGTGTCTTCGCAGACCAACGGAAGCGCCACATTGACCCACGCAAACACGGCGACGACTGATCGCACGTTCAACGTCCTCTTGGTTGGATAGCAATGCTCTATGGAATTCCGCACACCGACATTGACGCGGTGTGGGGAGAGGTATTGCCTTGGATTTCTGCGGCTTGCAAACGCAGTCGGGGAAAGTTTGATGCCGACGACATCAAACGCGGCATTTTGAATCGAGAAGATCAGCTTTGGATCTGGCGCACAGACACATCTTATGCAGTCGGCATTACCAGACTGGTGAATTACCCAAAACAGCGAGTTTGCACGATCCGGATTGTTACCGGGCGCAATCGCAAGGAATGGGAAAAGGAATGCATCGCTCAGATTGAAACTTGGGCGAAGTCGCAAGGATGCGACGCAATGGAATTGCAGGCGCGGCCGGGGTGGGAAAAGGCGCTACCTGGATATGACAAAACCCACGTCTATCTAGAGAAACCACTATGAGTTCAGGCGGCAGCACTCAGACTGTCCAGAAGAGCGATCCTTGGTCTGGGCAGCAGGGCTATCTAAGCAACGTATTCCAGGGCGCCCAAGACGTTTACAGCCATCAAGCGGCGAATCCGTCATCGTCTGTTGCTGGCTTCACTCCTGCGCAACAACAGGCGATGCAGTTGACGCAGAACGTTGCTAATGGGACTGATTTTGGCAATGCGTCCACCGTCAACAATGCGGCTGGCAACTACACAACGAACCTGCTGAACGGCAACTACCTGAATTCCAACCCGGGCAGCTCTGCGTTCAACAAGTTCGCTAGTGGCAACATGATGAACAACCCGTATATGACGGGTATGGCGAATGCCGCAGCAGACAGCATCACGCGAGCCTATCAGACCGCCACTTCCCCGCAGACGGCGAGCGCCTTTGCGGGTTCTGGTCGCTATGGTTCGGGGGCATATCAGAACGCTGTCAGTCAGAACCAGCAAGACCTTGCTACGCAGCTTGGCAACTCCATGAACAACCTTTATGGAGGGATGTACCAGAACAACATGCAGAACATGTTGCAAGGTGCGCAGGGGCTTTCGACCAACTACAACACTGCTGCCCAACAGCAGCTTGCTGGAGCGGCAAACGCTCCAAATATCGTCAATTCGGTGAACGGCGCTGTATCAAACCTGTACAACATGGGCGGCAATCAGCAAGCGCTCAATCAGCAGCAGATCAACGCCCCATGGCAGCTCCTTAACAACTTCTCGAATCTGGTTCAGGGCCAATACGGTGGCACGATGACATCGACGCAACCGTATTACCAAAACCGTATGGCCGGTGGCATGGGCGGCGCGATGGGCGGTGCAATGCTAGGGAGTGCATTCGGCCCTGTTGGTATGGGGATTGGCGCACTTGGCGGCGGTTTGATGGGCATTCTTTGAGGTGAAACATGAATAACTATTTTGGCTTTCAAGGGAGTGCCCCGCTGAACTACGGCACGCAAACTCCCACGCAAGGCATGTTCACCGGCCAGCCGTCTCAGATGCAGATGAATCCCATAATGGGGATGGCTGCAATGAATCTGATGAATCAATCCGGCCCAAGCTCCCAGCAACAAGGCATCGGGCAGAGCATTATGCGCGCGGCGGTTCCCCTGATGATGGCAAACAAACAAGGCGGGTTTGGTGGGCTGATGGGCGTCGCCAACCAAATGCCTCAAGCACCGCAGGCTCCTACCCCGTCCATGCCGGGAAGCATTCCGGGTGCATTCGGCTTTGGGTCAATGCCGCAATATGGAATGCCTGACATGGGCGGCCTCAAGTCTTCGATGTTCATGGGGGCCTGATATGGCACTTTGGGACAATCAACCAGACGGCGGCGGCCTGATGGGGATGCTTGCCAATCCTCAAAGCATGGGGATGCTGGGGCTTGCTCAAGGCCTATTGGCTAGCGCGGCTCCATCACGCATTCCCGTGTCGATGGGCCAAGCGATGGGCGCCGGGGTTCAAGGTGGTTTGCAAGGCATCGGCAATGGCGTACAAATGCAGCAAAACATGCTGAAGATGCGCGCTATGCAGGGCTTGTTAGGCGGTGATGCCTCCCCGCAGGCGCAGCCAACGCAGGCCCCCACAAGCCTACTCGGCGTGCCCAGCAGCCCAGAGGGCGGCCTGCTCTCACCCACTCTGGCACAAAGCGCTCCGCAACCGGCTCCGCAAGCCCCCGCCCCGCAATCCCCTGGCGCATCTATTTACGGGCGCACACCACAGCAGCTATTCCAGCAAGGCATGCTGATGAACATGGCGGGCATTCAAGGCGGCGGCGAGCTGATGAAGATCGCCGTTGACCATGACCCGACGCTTGCCGCGATGATGCCCACCGATATTACGAAAATGGGCGTGCAAGGTGGCATGTCGCCCCAAGACATCCAGGCGGCCAACCGTATGGGCGTGACCAAGGCGAACTACATTGCTCCGGTCAATGCTCGTCCCGGTGCGATCTTGCGCGATCCAGTCACGATGCAGCCGATGGCATTCAATCCGCACGTCCCGACTGGTGGCACGCCGGTATTTGACGCATCTGGCAATGTTGTTGCGATTAATACTCTTCCCGGTGCGGCCACCGTTGAGGGCCAAATGTCGGCGGCTAAGGCTGCTGGCGAAGGCAGCGCGCTCCCATATTCCGGAGTGGACGCAAGCGGCAATCCTCTGCCCATCACTAACCGCACTGCTGCAGCCACTGGCGGCACTGGCGTCCCCGCTCCGCTGCGCGCCAATAACCCCGGCGCCCTCATGCCGGGAGGGCGTTTGGCGCAGTATCCGGATATGCAAAGCGGGCTGGCTGCAATGGATGCAAACCTTGCTAACTACGGCAAGCAAGGCGTCAACACGCTTTCAGGCGTCATTTCCAAGTGGGCGCCCCCGAACGAAAACGACACCCAAGCTTACATCTCTGATGTGTCAAAACGCCTTGGCATCGGCCCGAATCAGCGCGTTGACCTGGCCAACCCGGCACATCGCCAAGCAATCGCCACGGCCATCATGCTGCACGAGAACGGCCCGCAGGCAGTGTTTGGTGGCGGCGCTGCGCAGGCGCCGGGAGCCATGTATGCACAGCCCCCGTTGGGTGCGACTACGGCAGCGAACGCATCTCAGGGCGCCCCTAGCAAGCAAATGGCCGATGCATATAGCGGCCTTTCTAGCGCAGACGCCAACTATCAGCAGTCGCGCGAGGCGCTTGCCGAAATGCTGCATCTCGCTAACAACAAGGGCCTGAGTGGTGCGATTGTCGGGGGCGCTTTGCCAGAGAATCTCAGCACGCGCTTGAGCCCCGACGCGGCGAAATATCAGAAGCTGCACGCAACTTATGTTGCGCTCCAAGGTAAGGCGCTTGGCTCGGGCGGCACTGACGCAGCTCGAGCGACCATTGATGAGGCGGTGCCGACCTATGACAAGCCGCAATCGGCCATGGTTAGTGGCCTTGGTACGCAGCTGAACAACCTAGACATCTCGCACCTGAAAACACAGTTTCTGACTCCGGTATATCAGCGCGGCGATGAAAAGGCGTTCACAGAACAGTCCGCTGCTTTTGACCAGAACATCAAGCCTTCTATGGCTCCTGTTCTGATGATGAGCGGGCCGCAACAACGCGCTGCCGTACAAGCGGCAATCAAGGCCAATCCGTCGCTGCGCTCTAACTTCGAGTGGGCATTCAACAATGGGCTGCTGAAATGAGCGCATTCGATGATTACTTGAGCGCTGGGCAGCCACAAGGTCAAGCGCAAGGCTTTGATTCGTATCTTGGGGATCAACAGGCACCGGCTCAGCAAGCAGCGCCGCCTGCTGTGCCTCCCGTTATGCGCGCGCCACAAGTACAGCCCGCAACTGCGGCAACTAGTTTTGCCACTGGCGCGATGGACCCTGCTTTTGCAATTGGGCAACACACGTCGCACCTTCTTCCTCAGGGCATCAACGATGCCATTCGCGGCGTCAATAATTGGCTCTCTGACAAAGGAATTTTGCCTGATTCGCTGCGGATTCCATCGGGTGGCATGGATGAGTTCGTCAATAACCGAGAAGCGAACTACCAAGCGCAGCGTCAAGCTGCACAGCCACGTCTATCTTCATTGGTGACTGGCCAACAGCCACAACTCCCCACGGATTGGTGGCGCCTTGGCGGCAACCTAGTTGGCGCCACTCCGCTGGCAATGGCTGCTCCAGAGACTGCTGGTATGGGCCTGTTGGGCCGGATTGGTGTAGGCGCTGCTACGGGTGCCGCAAATAGCCTACTGGCGCCCATCGTCACGGATCAGAACAATTCGTATGGAGATCAACTGAAGCGGAATCTAGCTGTTGGCGGCCTTGTTGGGGGTGCCGCTGTCCCGGTAATGTCTGGGATTGGTGCCGCTATCCGTGGCGTGACAGATCCGGCGCGCCGCGCTTTGGCTGATGCTGGGGTGACCATGACCCCTGGCCAGATTCTAGGTGGAGCATGGCAGCGGACAGAAGACAAGCTGTCTAGCGTCCCTGTGCTGGGGGATTTCATCAAAAATGCGCAACGCCGATCCATTGAGGATTTCAACCGCGCCACATACGGTAATGCCTTGACGCCAATTGGGGAAACGCTGCCCGGCAATGTAGCGACCGGCGCGGATGCTGTTGGTGCAGTACGAGACAAAATCGGCAGCGTCTACAAGTCGATTGAGCCTAAAGCCACCTTTATGGCCGATCAGAACTTCGCCACCGATCTTGCTGGCATTCGCAATTCGCTCGCCCAGGAAGCTCCGGGTGTTCTTGGCCAGTTCGACAACATCGTACAGAACCAGATCACCAACAAACTCACGAACGGGGCAATGAACGGCTCGCAGTGGGGCGATACCCGCTCAATGCTCTCTCGCTTGGCTGCAAACCAAATCAAAGGCAACGCAGACGCTGACAAGTGGGCATTGAATGGAGCCCTTTCTGATCTCGGGAATGCGGTCAATTCTGCGGTGGGTCGTGCCAGCCCGTCTGATGTGCTGCCGACACTCAGCAAGGCAAACGCGGCATACGCTCAATACAAGCAGTTGGAGCGTGCCGCAGGCTCTGTGGGCGCATCCAATGCGGGGAACATCTTCACGCCAGGGCAGTACGCAAATGCCGTTCGCAATGGCGCCACGGCATTTCAGAAGGCCACGAATAGCGGCCTGAATGGTGATCTGGCAAATACAGCCATGAATGTTCTTGGCTCTAAGTATCCAGATAGCGGGACTGCCGGAAGGTCGTTGCTTGCCGTTGGAGCGGCGGCCCTTGGAGGTCATGCTGTTGCCCCTCAAGCTGTTGCCCCGGCGGCTGCAATGCTTGGTTTGGGTTCGCTTCCATACACCAAATTGGGCCAACGGCTAACGCAGGACATGCTACTCAACCGGCCTGCTGTCGCCGCCCCTCTGGGGCAGTTTGTCAGCACCTACGGCCCCACTGCCGGTCTCTTGCTCGCCCCATCCGTAGCGCGAGGCCAGCCATGACCGTATGCGTGGTTTAGCCATGCCAACGCCGACCACAAACACCGCTGTGATGGCGAGACGCCAAAACTGATCGTCCGTCATATCAAAGACTCCGAACCCGCCCAAGTGGCGGGTTTTTTATTGTAGGTGATACGAGATGCCACTCTACCAATGGTCAACAACGCCAGCAAACAATGCTAGCGCCGCCACTGCTATCAACTGGGCTGAGGGTCAACCCCCAAGCTCGGTGAACGACAGCGCACGCCAAATGATGGCCGATGTTGCTGGGTGGTATCAAGGTGGTCCGGAATGGTTGGCTTATGGAGACGCGCCAACCTATGTCAGTGCCACGCAATTCACCGTGCCAGGAAATTTGACTGCTCGCTATACAGTCGGGCGCCGTATTAGAGCTTTTGTCACGGCGGGCACCTTGTACGGGACGATTTCATCGTCTGCATTTACATCCCTTACTACTGTGGGTGTGACTTGGGATAGCGGGAATCTAGATAGTGGCTTGTCGGAAGTTGACGTCGGCATGCTTAATCCAGCCAATCCTTCTCTTGGCTCTCTTGCTAAGCTAACTCTTAATGAGCCCGGTTCCAGTAAGGCAACCCTTGTTGTTAATGCCCCATCTGATTCTAACGGCGCTGGGATTCAGCTAATTGGAAACGGAGGCACAACCCCCAGTAAGTATCTTCGCTGCTTGTCTGGGCAGTTCTCTATTGTCAATGATGCTTATACCCTACAGATTCTTGTTCTAGATGACTCAGGAAACCTGACTGTACAAGGAAACATTTCTGCCGCCTCCGACGAAAGGCTTAAGAAAGACTGGCGATCTCTTGGCGGCGAATTTCTGTCGCGGCTTTCATCGGTCAAATCAGGGTCTTACGAGCGCGTAGACACCAAGCAACGTCAAGTCGGTGTAGGCGCTCAATCTCTGCAAAAAGTCATTCCGGAAGCCGTGTCTGTAGATGCGGATGGCTCTCTATCTGTCGCATATGGTCAGGCGGCAATGGTCGCGTGCATTGAGCTTGCCAAGGAAGTTGTTCGCTTGCGCGAACTCGTGGAGGTCAAGAAATGACGCTTCCCGCCTCCTTCCCGCTCTCGATGTCTCAGATTGCCGCAGAACTTGGCAAATCTCTTCCGCTCTCCATTCTTGACCCATGGGTTGTTGCGCTTGCTGGTAAAAGCGCGGCTCCTGTTAGCTTTAGCGATCTACTCGGCAAGACTGGCTCATTCAATGGAAACGTCAACTTTCTGATGGGTTCCGGCGTGAATTTTGGGACAGTCACAAGCACTAGCGCATTGGGTTCGTTTTTTGGCGGTGGCATATCTTCACTGGACAACATGGGGGACGCTACGTTTAAGTCTGTCCGACTCTCCTTCTCCAGTGCGCCCAATTGGTCCGGGAAAATAAGCGTCACCAATCAAAACAATGGTGCCTCTTCTGTTCTAACGAAACAAAACGCCACCACATGGTCAACCACAACAGGGACGGCAAACACGATCCCGGGCAGCACGTTGCCTGCTGGTGGCACCACTTCATCGACGATTCTTATCAAGCCAAGCGTGTAACCGAGGACGCCAATGAAAAAAGACATCGTATCTGCTGCAGGGCAGACGGTACCCGCTATTGCCGGAGACATTTGGTTGTGGCTCTCGAATCATGAATTGGCGTGGTTTGTCTCCCTCCTGACCATTGTCTATATCTGCTCGCAGCTCTGGTGGGGTTGGCGCAAGTATCTGAAGGATCAGAACGAATGAACTATGACCTTCTCGAAGCCGATCTAAGGCGCGACGAGGGAAGCCGCGATAGGCGCTATCAAGATACGGTAGGCAAGTGGACGATTGGTTACGGCCACAACATAGATGCCGATCTCCACTACCCGTACACGTTGGCAGATGAGCCTCTAACTGAAGGGCAGAAGCTCACTCTGCTACGCCGTGACATTGCGGCAGCGGTAGCCGCTCTCGATGAATACGCTAACTGGTGGCGCGCCATGGAGGAGCCCAGGCAACGCGTGCTTGCCAACATGGCCTTCAACATGGGATGGGGCACCTTGTCCCAATTCAAAAACACACTTGAAGCGATGCACTTTGCCAAGTACGACTTGGCGGCTATGGGGATGCGCGCATCAAAGTGGTATCAGCAGGTTGGCGGTGAATTTGAGGCGCCCGGGGTTCCGGCGCGTGGTGAGCGCCTTGCGCGGATGATGGAAAGGGGGACATGAGATGGAATGGAAAGATATTGCCGGGGTTGTCGCTAAAGCGGCGCCAATCGTTGGGACATTGCTTGGCGGCCCCGCCGGGGCTGCCGTAGGCGGGCTTGTAGCGGCGGCCATCGGCACTGAATCGACGCCAGATGCGGTTAGCATCGCATTGCAATCCAATCCTGATGCTATGGCGAAGGTCATCGAAGTGCAGACCAATGCCAAGGTTCAGTTGCAGCAGCTTCTAGTTCAAGCTGAACAAAATCGCCTGCAAGCTGAAGGCGCCCAATACACTGCAGAAGCCGCAGATCGAGATTCGGCCCGCAAATTGGCAACAGCCCAGCCAGCTGACCATACCCGCCAGTGGATCACTCTGCTGATGATTGTGGCGGCGTTTGCCATCGTCATCGCTGTCTTTAGCGGTGCCACCAAAGACCTGATCAAAGATCCTTCTTCGTCGCTGGTAGTGGGTACGCTAATGGGCTACGTCTTCAACGAACTTAAGCAAGTGCTGGCCTTCTGGTTTGGCATGACCAAGGACGGGTCTAGCCAAACCAACGCAATTACGCAGTTCGCAACCGCTCCCGGCACAGTGACCATTGACAACGGGAAGGCAAAATGAACGCACTTGGCCGCTACATCATGAACTGGCTGCGCTGGTGGGACCAGGGCTTGAATGTCCTTACAGGTGGCGACAGCCTAGAGACACTCAGCAGCCGCGCCGGTAAGGGCCAACGTGAGGGCAAGAAATGGGCATGTTACTTGTGCCGCTTCCTCGACCTCTTCCAGCGCGACCACTGCGAACGCTCAATCAACCCTGACGATGGGGCGAACGCCACTATCCCCGACTGATTATTTGTGGATGACTGGGCAGTCTGGCGGGATCGGGACAGTGGTTGAACACACCCCACTTTCGGGCGGTTTGAGTACGGGCGGATTCTGCGGCTGATTGGTGTCTTCCTCGCCGCCACCGCAAGCGCTCAAAAACACGGCCAAACCGACCGCTGCGAGTGTGTGGAATTTTGCCTTCCGAAGGCAAACACTGTTGTTATATACAGTATTTTTCATTTCGCTAAGTCCTTGATTCTTCGTGGATGCGTTATCTTGAGTCTGTGTTTACGTACAGGTGTTTAGGACTCAAAATCCCCCGCCGCAAGGCGTGCCGGTTCGATTCCGGCCTCGGGCACCAACAGTTTACGACTTTTCACCCCTCAAGGGGTGTGTGTTTTTCTGCCAAAGACGCGGCAGCGACCACTATTGCTTTGCGCGTAGCGGCAGCGAAATTTGGGGCCCGCGAGAGCCATACCCAGTGATCTTCGGTGTCAATAGATGAACCCGCGCAAACCAAGGGGGAATCCTCGACACAAGAAGTGAACTTGATGCAAATTTCCAGCCGAATAGCTAGGCGAAGCGCATCGCCGTCATCGCTGAATGGGCGCCACGGCTCCCGATCCACAAAGAAAGCTATAGCCTCTCCATCTGGCCCAAACCCTATCAAGTCAGGGCTTATTCCGGCTGCTTTTGCTGCCCTTTCCAATATCTCCCCATCTCTGTGGATAGATGTTGCATCGTTCACTTTTTACCCCCGATCTTTTTCACGGCATCCGCCAATTTATCGTTTAGCAAGTGGCTATAGCGCCTAGTTGAGACCACGGTCTTGTGGCCGAGCACCTGACCAACGGTGTATAGGTCGATCCCGCTGTTCACCATCTCCGATGCCGCTGCGTGCCGTAGATCGTGAAACCTCACATTCTGCAACTTGGCCTTCTTGCGTGCCTTGGCAAATTCATGGCCTAGCTTGTTCTCGGTGATCGTGAATCTGACTCGCCGCGCCAACACCGCGATCCGTGGATGAATCGGCACAAGTCGTCGCTCCCCGTTCTTCGTGTCCTCCAGCAGATAGCCGTTTTTCTTGGGCTTCGCTCGTAGCACCTCGCCGCGCCGCATCCCCGAATAGAATGCTACCCGGATAGCCGCCCTAGCCTGCTTGTCGGTACAGGCCCATGCAATTCTGACCATATCTTGACGCTTCGGATATGCATGCCGCTCGTTTTTCACGGTTGGCATCACCATGCGCTGCGTCTGGTCTTGGTCGATCATCCCGACCTTGTAGGCGTATTTGATCGCAGCCCTGATGTAGGCCATGACGTTGCGAATGGATGCGGGCTCTAGGCCACGCTCCGACAGCACCCGAGCAAACGTCTTTGACCACTCGTGCAGATCATCTGTGTAGTCGCTCTCGAAATACGTCTGCCACTTCTCAAGCCTTTGCGCCCGCTTGTCGCCGTCCTTCCAGCGCGCTCCGCAATCCCGGCAATGAGCTGCAACGCACTCACCAATCGTCACACGGCGTTTTATCGCTCCTGTGGCGACTCCGTATAATTCCGCCTCCCACTGAGCCGCTATCTTGTCCGCGCTTGCTTGACTAGTTCCCGCAGGGAAAACTTTGGTCTTGCGATAACGCTGGCCGTTGATAACGCGCTCGAACGTCCACCGTAGGCGCTTGCGTCCGGCCTTTGTAATGGTTTCGACTGGCATTTGTCTAGGTACGCATAGAGTGATTCAACGTCGTACACGTGCGTCTTTCTGGTTAGCTTGTACCGCTTGATGGTGTCGTCCTTCAAGCGGCTGATCTGGTGCGCCGGGATGCCCAGGATCGCGGCGGCTTCTTTCGCTCCCACTCTCAAACCACACCTCCCGCGTCTTAGCTAGGATCTTCTTTAAGGCCGATTTTGCGGCGTCTTGTAGATGGTCTTCCATCGTTTGCTTACCTTCTCTTGAATCTCGATGGGACCGTCTTCTTCATACTGCGCCGCGTAAAGCATGGCGGTTCCCTTTGCTGCGCGCTCTGGCCCTTCAGCGCTCGCCACTGCAACGCCGTTCTGCATGATTCGGAAATGCCTGTTCTGGCTCATCTCGTCGTCTCCAACATCCTCGTCAGTGCTGCTTCATAGAGCATGGGCCTTCACCTGTTCCAGCATCTTCGGCCCCATCAAAACGCCGATGCCCGCCGCGTGATACATGCGCGATTCCGTGCCGAAGAACTCGCGCATCCAATCGTTGATCTCGTCGCGGAAAGGTGACGGTAGGTTGTCGTACACCTTCGGCGTGAGTTGCATCTTGGGCACGTTGTCGAGCATCGGATCTACGAAGATCGGCTGCCCAAGAATATTTGGCTCCCTCGGAGCCTTGGCCTCAATTTCCGCCATGACGGCCTTGATGTCGCGCAGCATGTCGCTATAGCTGATCGAGTTGCCTGTTCCTGTCGTAGCGTTCATCTCACCCCTCCCCATGCGCGGGCTTGGCGCGGTCTTGAAGCACTGTCAGGCGTGGTACGTTCGGGTAGATGCCCATGATCTTCTCCACCTCGCAGCACAGGTTCTGCACCACGGCGATGGGGTCGATGTCGCCTTTGAGCGAATAGACATCGCCATCACACAGACAAGCGTTCTCGCCTTTTTCGGCCTCACGCGAGAGTGCGAGATTCGGCTGTACCGGCTCCATGGCCCCGCTGTAGCACTCATGGCTTTGGATGAAGGCGCGCAGGAAGCAATCGCGCAAATCCCTGAACGTGATGCCCCTGATCTCGGTTGCGCCGCGCTCACCGGTACACGTTTGCGGCTGCCCGGAATACGGCCGGTCTCGCCTCATGTTGTGATCGTGCGTGCCGCACACTTCGTCAATAAAGCCGACGAGCTGATTGATAGGGTCACCCATGGTCGCTCTCTCCAATG